GAGGCATTCCGGTCCCGACTACGAACGTGATCCCGCAGATGGGGCTCCAGCTCCACGTGGATCCATTCATCCCGATCATCGACACCACGCACGGCGGAACCTCATGGTATCTGTTCTCGGATCCCTCAGATGGCGCATCGCTGGAATTTGCATACCTCCGAGGCTATGAGTCCCCGGAAGTTGTGATGAAGGCATCTAACAAGGTCAGCGTCGGAGGCGGAGGGCTTGCATCCCCATTCAGCGGAGATTTCGAGACCGATAATATTATGTACCGCGTCCGGCATGTCTTCGGTGGCGCACCACTCGATCCCCGGTTCACGTACCTGCAGAGCGGAGCCTAATCAATCCCTTTTTCGGGAGGGATTGAGTTATGGTAGGCACCACTTATAGCGTTCAGACATATACCGGCCGTACAGCCGTAACCGATGCAGTGACGTTCATTGAAGCCCTCGGAGCCAATGCGTTCGTTGAATTTGAGGTATGGGCCGAGTCTGAAAATACAAGGGTAATGATAGTCTACAAAACCGGACAGTAGGGTGAGCGTATGACGTTCACTTACAATCTCACCACTGACCGGGGCAAAGTCCGGCTCTACGCGCAGGACACCATATCAGCCAACGCTATCTTTTCAGACGATGAGATTGATGCATTCCTGACCGCGAACAGTTCCGATGTTTACGCAGCGGCTGCCGACGCACTTGAAATCATCGCCGCAAATCAGGCGTACGTACTCAAGGTCATCAGCAACAACGGCCTGACCACCAACGGCCCGGCAGTAGCCGCAGCACTCAGGGCAACCGCCCAGCAGTGGCGTGATAAATCAGCGTCGTTCTCGACCGGCAGTGGGATCGCTATCGTGCCGAACCCGGACGACCCATACCTGGAGCTGAGATAGTGCAATCATCATTCATCGACAGCCGAATGAACCCGGCCCTGACTGCGAACTTCTACCCGGAACTTGTGACGATTCAGGAATACGTCGATGGCGTGGACGCTTACGGTGCACCCACACAGACATGGAGCAACCTCACCGGGCATGTAGATCTCCCGTGCTCTCTCTCACTCAGCTCCGGCAAGGAAACCAAGCTTGCCAATCAGGAGTATGGGATCACCACACACCGGATCGCGCTGAACGGTGTCTATCCGACAATCACCCGGCTCCACCGGGCAATCGTTGGCAGTGACATCTATGAGATCCAATACGCAACACCACCCGGTCATGCCAACAGCGTGACGGCATTGCTTTGTAACCTCGTATCGGGAGGGACATGATGGAGGCAAGCGATCACGATCTCCTTATCCGGCTGGATGAAAAAATGGATGCTATCCTGAAACGGTTGGAAAAGGGCGATGCCTGCATGGAAGAGCACGAGAAACGGATCAGCAAACTGGAATCATTTCAGAACACTCTTCTGGCATTTGCCGGGGCGATCTCTCTGGCAGTGAGCGTGACAGGTAGTTGGGTTCTGTCGCATTTCAGGGGGGCTTGATGGCAAGCGAGATCCGGGGCATGAAGGAGCTTAAGGATGGATTCAAGGAACTCCAACAGCGGATGGAATCCAACGCGGGGACTGCTGTCACACTTGGAGCCAATGCCTACAAGAACGATGTGCAGGCCATCGCTCCCTACAAGACCGGCACGCTCCGGCGCTCTATCCACGTCGAACCCCCGGAACAGAAAGGAGGGCAGGTAATCGCATTGGTCGGCACGGATCTCCCATATTCCCGCAGGTTGGAGTATGGATTTGCCGATACTGATAAGCTCGGTCGCACCTACAATCAACCCGCCCGGCCATACTTCCGCCCCCCTCTTGACCAGAACAAGGACAAGTATATCCAGATCATCAAAGGGGCGCTGATGCGATGAGCAATGATGTAGTATTAGCAGTAATCACGGCACTGAAAGCCGATGCTGGTGTTTCGGCGATTGTATCGACGCGGGTATACCGCAAGAAACTCCCGGCTAATCCGACATTTCCAGCCATCACGGTCAGCACAGTTGACGATATCGCAGATGACGACACCAACACGGGAGGATGGGCACACACTCGCGTACAGTGCACCACTTGGGCAGAAACACCCGGACCGGAAGAGGCATTATCAAAGCTCATCCGGAAAGCCCTGCATCGCAAGAAGAACACGCTGATGACGGCAGGATCCGGGAAAGTCTACTTCGTGAGTATCCGCGATGCCGGATCCGTGCCTGACGAAAACACCGAGATCCCGCTCTACATGGAGCACCGGGATTTCGTGGTACATTACGATTACAAGGAGGTTTAGAGACAAATGACAGAAGAAGTACAGAGCACGCTTGGAGTTGCAGTTCTCCAGAATGGTCTCCCAATCGGAAACATGGACGAACCGAAATATCCGGGTGCAACGGCAACAATCAAGGAAACCCGCGCACAGAACAACATCGGCGGGATAATGACCAAACTGGTCACATGGATCGATCATGATGTCCTCGGATTCAAAATAAAGGCTGACGGATCGGCAGCACAAGCCACCCTACAGTCGGATATCTATGACCGCGACATGGACACATGGACAGTAGTTATGCCCCCGGATTTCCACAGTGGCGGGCATTCATTTTCATGGGTCGGTCAGATCTCGAAATGTACTCCTACCGAAGATGACGGGGTATCGTACCTAGATATGGAAGTCACAGTTAATGGCAGGATCACACCGATCACCACATGGGCAACCGGCCTGACAACACCATATTTCTCAGTTGTGGATGACAGTACTGACCCACTCACTCCAGTCCCGGCTGCATCCGGCAGTGTCTATGAGTATGACCTTGAGGCGTACTCCGACAATGCCTATATCATCATCACTCCGACTGCAACCGCCGGCACGATCTATGTTAACGGTACTGTTGTTGCGACCGGAGTTCCCTCAGGACATCTCACGATCAACGCAGGAACCGGACAGGTCACGTACATGTCAATCGTCGTAACCGAGCTCAACAAGACACCAAAGATCTACTGGATCCGCGTGCACGGCGGCCCGACCGCTCACCCGTGATCAGGTGACACATGGACGGCAGAAAACATACCATTTTTGAGGTCGGGGGCGAGGTCTATAACCTCCGGGTATCGTTCAATGCCATGTGCATGTTCGACGACCAGATAGGGCCGGTTACGGTGCTACTCCGTGGCGGAGTTGATGCAAAGAACTTCATCGCATATCGCGGCCTTCTTTGGTCGGCAATCAACGCATATGGCAGTAAGAGTATCACCATCGAGCAGGCCGGCGATCTCTGCGAGCAGTTCATCGCGGAGAAAGGGTTCGAAGCATTCGTCAAGGAAATGAAGCGGATCATCGAATCCAGCGAATGGCTTGGCAAGGAGAGTGGCTCAAAAAACCCGGCTCCGGTGGGGAAAAGACCTTCCGGGAAATCCTCGGAGAATACGAACGCATCGCCTATGGGATAGGCGGGCTGACCCCGGCGGAGTTCGGGGATCTCACGCCTGCCGAATTCGTCCCGTATATTGATGCCCGAATTGAGCGGGAAAAGGAGCAGACCAAAATGGAGAACGAACGGATCGGCCTGATCTGCGCAACGCTGCAGAACGGTATACCCGTCGTTATGGTCAGGAAGACCACAGCGAACCGCAAACCGTCGGACTACTTCGGGCAGCCCAAGAAAACAGAAGAGCCGGAAGCCCGGAAAGGCCGGATCGGGCGGATCTATGATACCATGATGGCGTGGGTTGGTGCCACGTCGAAAGGAGGTAACTGATGGGACTTGAAGCGTTCGCCAACGGGATCGCATTCCCGATTGGCACGGATCTTTCAGGACTGAAAACCGGCTTATCAGAGGCGGGTGGGGAGCTTGATAAGACTGAAAGTAAGTTCTCCAGCTTCTCCGCAACTCTCAAAGAGCATGGCGTGGCTATCGGTGCGGCCATGACCGGGGCCGGGGTGGCGATCCTAGCTCTTACAGATTCGGCTGTCAAGACCAATGCCGCACTCGGGACTACCGGCTTACAGCTTGGGGTATCTACTGAGGAGATGCGCAAACTTGCCCTCTCAACAACCAACGTCACATTCCCGATCGAGAATGTTACCAAAACATTTGACCTGCTCACGCGGGCGGGAATGAGAAATACCGATGAGCTTGCAAAAACCGCAACAGCTTTTGATACCCTTGGCGATGCCGTGGGAATGTCTGCGCAGGACGTAACGACCATCATGATCCCGGCTTTCAACGCCTTTAAGATCCCGCTGGAAGATGCAAATCAAAATACCGATGCATTTACATTTCTCGTTAGAAATTCTACAATCGATCTCGCAGATTTCAGTACCACAATGAATTATCTTGCTAAAGATGTCGATAAGCTCGGGATCTCACTCGATGATACTGTTGGTGTCATGCTTGCCCTGAAAGATAAGGGTATCCAGGGATCAGCAGCCACCCGGCTTTTCAGAACAGCGGTGACACAGGCTGATGGCGATGTCTCGAAACTCTATGAATCGCTGGGAATTACTGAAGAGGCGGTTAAAGGATATTCTGACAAGATCGGGGAATCTGAAGGATATACCCAGAAGTTTGCCGATGCACAGAACAAGCAGTACTCCATGATGGACAAGCTCAAGCAGAAGTTTGACGAGTTCAAATTATCTGCCGGATCCGCACTTGAACCTATTGAAGGAATGGGCGCGGCATTGGCCACAGCCGGGCCTCTCATGATGGGTCTTACCGCTATGCCATCTCTCCTTGGAGGCGTTCGCACGGGTCTCACGCTCATCAGCTCGCACCCGATCCTCCTTGTTCTCACACTTATTATCGCGGCGCTGATAGTACTTGAACTCAAATTCGGCATTCTCACAAAGGCGGCAGCGGTACTCAGTGAAGGATTCGGATGGCTCTCGGATGCCATCGGTGGGTTCGTGAGCTGGGTTACGAACGCTGTCAACTGGTCGGATGTGCTCTACAATGCATTCCTGATCCTGCTCGGGCCTATCGGCTGGATCCAGATTGCCATGAACGCACTCGGTATCTCATGGGGAGATGTCTGGACCGGCATGATCAACCTTGCCAAGACGGGAGTAAACTGGCTGATCGACGGTATCAACCTCATGGTGCGGGCGCTTAACCTGCTCCACTTCGACGTACCGGACTGGGTGCCTTTGGTTGGAGGACAGCGGATCGGATTCAATCTTTCAGAAATTCCCCGGCTGGCATCTGGAGGCATTGTCACACAGCCCACACTTGCCATGATCGGCGAGCAGGGACCGGAAGCCGTGGTGCCGCTCACCGGCAGGAATGCTGGTGCTGGTGGGATCACTATCACAGGCAATACGTTCAATGTCCGCAACGATCAGGATATCCAGCTCGTCGCCCGCGAACTCTACACGCTGATTGACCGCACCAACCGGGGCCGGGGGACGACCTGATGGTAGACAATGGAGGATTCACAATTGACGGGGAGCCGGCAAGCACGTACGGCATTACGCTCATGTATGCACCGGGTCAGCCATTCCTGCCCGGAACACGGGACCGGTTCGTAGAAATTCCCGGAAAAGGTGGGGCGTACTGGTTTGACTCCGATGTCGGATCGCGAACATTCTCCCTTCCTTGTAGATTCACAGGGGCGGCGGATGCAGCGGCTCTGGATACCCTGATACGTGCGTTTGCGCGGATCTTCGTGCACGTCCGTGGACGCCCGCGCGCTCTCGAACTCGAATTCGATGATTGCCCGGGATACAAGTATCTTATCCGGTACAATGGGCAGATTCCATTTGATCGTGCCTGGGTAGGGTGCTCGGAGTTCACGCTTGAACTGATCGCCGATGATCCGTTTGCATACGCAGATGAGGACGCGACCACAGCGAACATCACCACAACCGGAGTGCCCGGCACAACCGTAATCAGTTCGGGAAATGTCGAAACTCCCGCAGAGTTTTGTTTGACGAACAACGGAGGAGCCCCCGTTTCGGGCTTCACAATCAAAGTAAATTACGAGGTAACTTAACATGGCTTATGAAGGAATTTCAGAGTATGCGAGCAAGAAACTACTCGATCATCTGGTCGGAAAAGCGGCATACACAATGCCAACCGACGTGTATGTAGCACTGTTCAACGGAGATCCGCTCGGAGCGGGCACGGAACTTGCCGATCCACCGGCAACTGATTACGCCCGGGAACTGATGGCGGATACTGACTGGGTAGCAGCGGCGTTTGCATCCCCGGTAACGACCAGCGAAAGCGCTACGGATACCGATTTCGGTGTGGCTGGATCCGCGTGGGGGACTGTGGACTACTTCGCAGTCTATGATACCCTCACGGGTGGGAACATGCTGTTCTCCGCTCCCCTGACGGCGAGCCGGAACATCCAGCTCAACGATCCGGTCAAGTTCCCGGCGGGATCGCTGAAAGTCAGGCTAACACAGGACACGTCGTAAGGAGCGCGTAAATGCGCCTCGATCGCGATCAGACGGATCGCGGATCCTTGTTGGATCGGCGAGGTAATCTCAACCTCCCCATTCTTCTGGCAGGAATAGCAGATACGATTACGTCGGGAGCTGGCAGCCTGCAGATCACCCATCTCATAGCTGGTCATGCCGATACGATTTCATCTGGGCAAGCCTCGCTACTCGTAATACTTGCCGGAATAGCAGATAGCATCTCAGACGGTGAAGGATCTTTACAGCTCACTCACCTCCTAATCGGTCATGCCGATTCAATTTCGGACGGTGAAGGATCTTTACAGTTGACCCTCTTGCTGGCAGGACATGCAGATTCTATCTCTGATGGTGTCGGATCCTTACAATTGACTCTCCTGCTATCAGGTTACGCAGACAGCATCACAAGCGGAGAAGCGGCACTCCAGATCACGCATCTTCTCGCAGCTCATGCGGACTCCATCTCCTACGGACAGGGGACAATGCTGGTCATACTCGCCGGCATTGCGGATTCCATCTCGTCCGGTTCGGGATCACTCCAGATCACGCATCTCCTGATCGGTCATGCCGATACGATATCAAGTGCAGAGGCTACCTTACAACTTACCCATTTACTAGCCGGCCATGCCGATTCGGTATCGGATGGGGTGGGGGCGCTTCAGATCACGCACCTGTTGGCCGGTCATTCCGACTCGATCTCGGATGTTCTCGCAACACTCCGTCTGATTGATTCATGGACGTTCACTTATGCAGGCACGCTGGCAGCAGGAGAGACAGTCTGTATCAACTCACGGGATTTCACGGTCAAGCACGATGGAGTCAATGCGATTGCGGATTTCTCCGGGGAGTTCCCGTCAATTTTCCCCGGCACGAACTGGGTGATCTACACGGATGCAGAGGGATCAAGGACAATCAGGCTCATAGTCTGGAAACGGGACAGGAAGGTGTAATGGAAAAATGACATATGCAGCACTAGCAAAACTGAAAAAGAACAGCGTTTCAACGACGCTGTCAAGCGGGATCAACGATACCGACGCAACAATCCCGGTTTCGGAGCTGTCGGTATTCTATGATGCAGACGCCGCGCTCATCACAAAAGGTATTGTGATCGGGTACGACGACGCAACAGAAACACTCACGGAAGAGATCACTATCACGGGAGCCTCCGCAGCATCAGGCGCGGGCAATCTCACCGGGGCAACCCGGGGTGTCAAGAAGGACGGCACTATCGGGGAAGCGGTTGCGTGGTCGGGCGGCACGAAGATCGCGGTGATGATCTCAACGGGGATTTATGACCAGATCTGCGATAATATCGCAGCACACGAGAGCGG